ATAAATTTTTCCGAAAGGTCCAAAGTAATCAACTTTCTTAAATGCTTTCTTCTGTGCTAAGTAACACATATCAGTTATAAATTCTCTTAGCTCTTCTGGAGTAAGATGTGCACACTCATAAAAGAAATCTAATCCCATCAACTTTGCTTTTGTGTTAGTTCCTCTATCTTTTTTACCTGCAAAAGATTGTTTTATATTATTAATTGCTTGATCAACACTAGTTACATCAGTATCAATGTTAACCTGTAACAACTTAGTCAAGACTTTTCTAAAATATTTTTCATCTTTCTTAGGATGATTCTTAAATTCATCTAGATCTTTAGGATATAAGTTGTGATCGTTTACGAAAGTTCTTTTAAAATCTTTTTTAAAGATCTTAGTAACCATATCCACAGGTGCTTTACCTAATCTAGCACTACCAGAACCTTTTTTAGTTGGTTCAAATTTTAAATTACTACCTCCCTTAGCATCAGAACTATTAGCTTTGATTTGGAAAACATATGTAGCACCACCTCCCTCAACAGTTATCTTAACATCTTGAGTGAACATGTCATCACCAGTTTTAATTAAGAAGTTTGAGGTAAACCCTTTCATAGTGACAGGGAAGTTTGCCATTTTGGTATCAGTAATCAAACCATCTTTCTCAAGGTTAACTTCTTCATAGTATGCTACCTTTCCAGTCTTCTTTAGAGATACTCCTATAACTCTTTTATCATGATACATTCTTCTCAATGTGTCATTTAGTTCATGTATGGTTGTGACAGATTCTTGTAGTTCCTTTTTTATCTTTGCCATATCTGATTTTTTTACGATCCATATGTCAGCAGGATTCCAACTATCTTTCTTTCCACCAAGACCAAAATCAGCATCAAAATTATCTAAGCATAACTTTGTGATAAATTCCATGAAAGAACCAGTTCCACTATGATCAAATTTACACATACTAGGTGGATTAACTTTTTCAAGTAATACTTTTTGTTGTGCAAAATAACTTATCAACCAACTCTCAGGAACATCACCTCTAAAAATTTTAACTAACTCATCATATGCTTCAGTGTCAGCATAAAAATCTTGATAGGATTTATAACCTGCTGCAGCTTTATTATTGACTACTCTGTCAAAAATATATGCACTTCCTTTCTCTTGTTCTTCTGTACCTGCTGCAGAAGGTGCTACTTTACTAGTCGCTCTAAATTTTACTTGGACTGGTGTTGCTTTTCCACTAACAACTTTACCAGGATATTCATATACTCTTTCTTTTCCACCACCTAATTCTTTGACTAGTGCTGCTTTAGTAGTCCTTATAATATAAGGCATAGTATCCTCGGACACTTTTATCATCCAAGGATCTTTACCTCCTTTCCAATCTCTATCAGCAATAAATCCTGCTTGTTTCTTAGGACCGTTCTTAAGGAATGTTGATAGTTCATCCTTAAGAACCTTATATGTTTTAGCTTTATCTAATATATTGTTTCCAGTTAAGGAATAATATGCCTTTGATGCCATCTATCTTAACGGTTTCTAATTATTTAGATATCGTCTATGCGTCTATTCTCTGAGAAGTATGAATTAAAGTGTCCTTCTGGATACCTTGCAGCAAGTTTTGATATGTTTCTTGCTATTACATCATCAAGAGATAGGTCAAGAGCGATACATGCTTGAGCAACATACCATAGTACATCGCCAAGTTCAACTTTTAAATGTTCTTTTTCTGCAGCATTAAATTCTTTACCTTGGAATGCAATCTTCTTTACAATCTCAAGAAACTCACCACCCTCAGCATTGATACCGATAGCAGCAGTCAAAAGTCTCTCAATAGGTAGTCCTTTTGTTTGCAATTCTCTGATACGAATGATAAATGCTTCAGTATCTTTAGACTCATTACTAGTTACTTCATTAGTAAACTTTAAATACTCTGTCCATTTGGCATTGGTTGCTGTTTGTCTAGTAGGAGTTACTACAACATTAGCATCTCCTGATCCAAGTTGTGCACCTGTTGGATCATTTGGATTGTCTGACCAACCTTCTGTACCTGCATCACCAGGTTCTGCATCCCAGAACTGTTTTTCTCTTGGTCTGTTTGGTTTCTTTAAAGTTGGTTTCTGAGGTGATGTAAAATCATTATCAGAAATAGCGTCTGAATAAGTAGGCATAATCTTTACACTGGTACTTTTGTTTTGTGTGGGTGATAATTGTGAATCTTATCTAAATGAAAGAATTCCCACGCATATGATATATTATCTATGTCCTTTTGTGGAAAGTCTAGTTCAGATGGTGAGGTATTTAGAAAGGAACTAATAGTCACTCTATCATGATCATCAAACCAAGCATCTTTTATAATAGGATTATGAAAGAAATGACTTGGGTATACTACTATAGAATTATAGCACATGTCAACCTTATCTGCAAACTTCCAAGGACCATAGTCTTCAATTTGAAACCATGTTGCATCATCACTTAGTGCATTATCTCCTAATTTATAGAAGAAATCTCTGAAAATTGCCTTGTCATTATGACTAAACTCTAGTGCAGACTTAAGATTATTGAATGTCCAGAACCCAGTCTGTACTGGAGACTCTGTTTTTGTGATGTTTATATTGATTGCAAGGTGTGTATCCTCTGGTAATGGGAACTGATCATCAAGATCTACATGTGGGAATACAGATTCTGGAATGCATAATGGCATATTACTATTGAAACAATTTCCAAAGGTGCATACTCCTTTAAAATTTTTTAAACCAAACAAAGGTGCAATAGATCTTGATATTGGTAGGTTAAACCAGTCTAACATCTCATCTTGTATGTGAAAACTCTTACCTGGTCTTGCATTATCCTCACCAAGGTTCTCCCACCAGTATCCATTAGTAAAAAAATCACTAACTTTATCAGGATATTTCCAATAATCTTCTGCTGTTAGTATAGGAATGTCACCATTCAATACTTTAAACTCCCATTTAAGGTTGTTGACAACAGATATATTGTCCCAAATATTGTTTACACTTTCAATCATGTGAATTGTAACTTAGCAAATTTGTTCTTCATATTTTTTGCTCCTTCCTGTAGAGTTTCTGTCTGTTGTCCACTATCTATTAGATCTCCACCTACATTTTGTTCACAATCATACAATCTCATCTTTGCTCTATCAATACCTAGTACAAATCTCTTGTTAATTGTAGGGTCATTGTATCTATTTTTTAATTGTTTGACCATTATTTGATTTAATCCTTCTAATTCGTCAGTAGATATAAGAGCGAACATAAGATCAGCAGTTGCAGGAAGACCAAATGACTCAGAGGTATCGGTAAGATCAATGTCACTACTACCAAAACCAGAACGAGTGGTTTGAGTAGCAGAAATAATCGGGACATTATATTCAACTGCGAGTCCACGAAGATCTTCTGCAATCGCTTTGATGTACGAGTAAGAATTGACATTTCCTAGTTTAGAATAGCGACTTGATGCACATATATTTAAGTAATCTATGAATATTATGTCTGGTTTAAAAGATTTCTTGAGTGTTAGTTCATTCAATAGTGTTTTAAAGTGCCCTGCATGTGCTGATGCAGTAGGATATTCTTTAATAATTAACTGACCTTGTGTTTTTTCTGATAGTTTAGTAACTTTATTCTCAAAAATAACACGAGGTAAGTCAGTAAGATCTCTGATATTTACATCTAATAAGTTAGCATCAATTCTCTCTGCTATTTTTTCTTCTGCCATCTCAAGAGTGATGTATAGAACATTCTTACCCTGTAAGAGGACTGAACTAGCAAAATGACACATAAAAAGAGACTTACCAACACCTGTACCTGCTAGTGCAATGTTAAGAGTCTTGTTAGGGACACCACCTTTTGTAATTTTGTCAAAGAATTCTAGATCAAATGGTATCTTTTCTTCCTTTTTATGATATGATTCATACCTTGCTTCATAATCTTCAAGGTAATCATGTCCTACATGGTTGTCAAATGATACTGCTAGAGCATCAGATAGGATATGTGGTATTGCATCTCTTCCTTTATTATCTTCCTGTCCATCTGCTATCTTAATTGATGACATCAAAGCAAGATAGATTGCACGATCACGACACCACTTCTCTGTTGCATCTACCAACCATTCTGTGTTAGTTTCTACCCTATCTAAAGTCTGATTTATCTCTCTTACTTCTTTATACTCTGTCTCTGTAAGATCTTCTCTGTTCTGGATCTCAATATCTATTATTTCCTGAGTAGGACATTTATTATACTTTGCAATAAAGTCAATAATCTCCTGACATAAAATCATTTCTGATCTCATCTCAAAGTATTCTAACTTTATAAAAGGAATTACCTTTCTTGCATACTCATCATTGTGTATTAGATTCTTTAGAAGAGTGATCTCAAGTTTTTCCATCAAGCACCATAACTAAATTCTTTTTGTGCAATCTCATCTAATTGTTTCATAACATCATCAGTAAAATACTTCTCAGGATTCTTGTAGATTTCTTTGGCATATACTTTCTTGCCATTCATCTCATACCTACCTGCTACATTCTTCCACATGCCACCAAGTTCTCCTAGATCTAGAAGACCATAGTATCTGTCTAGTCCACGATCATCGTAGAACAATCTAACAGTAACATCTTTATTCTCTTTACTTAGACGAGACTTTGCTGTCTTAGCTTTGATAAGATTTCCGATGACATCTTTACCGTCTTTCTCTTTCTTTTTCGTGAGGTAAATGATCGTACTAGAAGCGTACTTAAGACCACTACCACCCCCCATCTCTTTAGTTGGTACATACGCTCCAATAACATCATAGGTGTGATTTGTAACTATCATAGGTATATTAGCTTGTCCTAACTTCAATGTCAACATTCTGAATGCACCTTTAACAAGTTGTGATTTTGTCATGTCACGAACTTGCTTATCTTCTAGTGCATCATTAATTTCTTTTTCAGTGGAAAGCATACCTAAAGAGTCTAACACAAACATACAAGGTTTGCGTTCCTCTGTCTTGGACTTAAGATATATATCTACTGCCTTGAGTGCTTTACTTCTAAACTGTTCTATTGTTACAACATTAATAACAACTAACCTAGATGTATCAACTCCCCTATCTTCGAGGAGAGACTTTGTGATAGCGGATTCGGTATCAAAATATAGGCAGTAAGCGTTAGGATCGTTATCCAGAAAATTTTTAACAATAGCGAGAGAGAAAAAAGTTTTTCCAGTAGAACTCTCACCAGCCACTGCAGTAATCTTGTTGCTAGATACACCGCCAAATATACTGCCTGATACAAGTCCATTAAAAATGAACGAACCTGTGTCCACATAACTTTCACTTTCGTCGATGTCTGATGCGAGTTTGGTGTAGTCATCTCCTATCTCTTTTACGATGTCTTTTAGAAAATCCATTATACAAAAAATGATTCAAGGTTTGCTGTTCTCTCAACTTTCCAACCAATAGAGTCAAGAATGATTCTTAGAGGTTCAAGAAAACTCTTATCAAATTGTAAGTCATGATCGACATATTTGTCAATACCCAACTCTTTAGGAAAGTCTTGAATGAATGATATTACATTCTCATGTAATTTGTTTGGTTTTTTAAGGTAGCAGAATTTAATCTTCTCCCCATTACCAATTAACGAATACTTGTTCGTTAGGTTATGCTGTTTAATATAATGATTAAAAAGCAATGCACCCCTCACATGAATAGGAGTGCCTTTAATATAGATCATGTTGTTAGATTTATATTTGGTCACATCAGAAACAGATCTTGGAAATGCTATTTCTTCTGGAGGCAAGTTCCTAAACTTCTTACGAGAACTTTCAATGAATTTAATAACTTCATCTTCTGTACCGTTCATCATAAGTTTGAGTGCATCTTTAATCATCTCCCTACAGGGTGCAGGTGTAGATGATTTGACTGCTTCAATACCCATCATCTTTAGTTTAGGTTCATGGTATTGAACACCCTCACTATTCCATACATTTAAAATATATCTTTTCTTAGCAGTCCATATACCACGATCAGCAATGTTCTCTCTCTTCATGAACATCTTCTGATCATAAGCATTTACATACTGTGCTAATTCTTTGTAAGATTGGTCGATGAAGGGTTCAAGTGTCTTCTCACAAATAGTATCAAGGAACGAGACAATGCTTTCAGAATCTTTTTCTTTATCTTTGTAGATAACATCGACAAGAGGACCGAGATGAAGATAGATAGAATCAGTATCACTAGCAATAACATAATCTTTTTTCTCAGTTTTTAGAATTTTGTTTAGAAAACTATTCATCTTCTG